ATCGTCATATTCTTTTATGTGGCCGCTCTCACTCTCAAACACGTGATTATATGGATAGACGGCATTGTATGTAATAGCAGGCTGAGACCAGTTGTCCGTGTCGCTGGCTGCGATATTGGACCCTACCTCATCAAAGTCAGCAGTCGGTATAAGTTTAACCTCACCAGATTTCTCTAGTCTATCTGCCTTACGAGATGTAAGAGATGTATGTTCTTTTTCTGTATTGTTAACGGCTAATCTGTTTGTATCCGGTTCGCCCATCTCTTTTGGATAAACCGAGATGGTTGTTGGCTGGCCGTCAGCGTCCAATCTAAAATTAGGATCATAAAAGCCGGCCTCAGTATTACCTAACTCAGCAGGCTTACCAGGCATAGTACCTAAGACAACAGGTTCTTGTTTACTGCCATCTCTAAAATATCCCCATACCCAACTACCCTCAACAATAAAAGAAGGCGACTGGCCAAGACCAGATATACCACTTGCCGTAGTAGGCAAAGTAACAGACGCCCAAGGCAAGTCTGCTGTGGGTAATGTAAGTTTGTCGCCTGTGTGTACGCCAAGACATCTCACACGCAGCCTGCCGGACTTCTCAGGATCGTGCCTGTCTTCTACTACACCAACAAACCAGTTAAAATTATTTCCTAAGAAGGCCATTTAATTCCTGCCGATATATGTTTGTTTTTAATCACTACGCTATATGTCATTTAATACTATTTAATTCTTTCCTACGCAACTCTTTATTATGCTCTTGTATTTCTGTATTATGTATATAACAATCACTATGACCCAAGGAAGCCTTTGCCATATCTACTTTATCCATACTCTTTATGAAGTAGGCAGTCGCTAGACTGACTTTAGCTTTGATTAATTGCATATGACTTGATGTGCCTTTGTAAAACTTATGGTATCTGTTATAGTATGTTATACAGTCATACTTATAGTGAGCGTCCTCTATTAGTCTTATAAATTTGTCTTTACATCTCTTGCTAATGTCTATTATCTGCGTTCTTATGTTCATATTCTCATTGCCTTTGCTCAGTTAATTGTTTTCTCTCATATTGTGGCGTGCTGGCCTGCCTTAGTCAAAAAAAATTCTGACTCTTAGCAGCTCTAAGCCTTGTCTATATTATACTGCGAATAACTTTTTCCTTCTTCGTTCTCTTGTCCTGTGAATAAATCTATATTATCCTCAGGTAGTGGTTCATTGAAACTGTCTTTTACTAGTTCTACTATCATTGTGTGTTCTTTTGTTAACTTCAGGTCTACTGTATGTTTAATGTTTGTAATAAGGTAACGACCAGTTAGTCTAGGATCATTGTCTTTGTCTGCGGAGTTCTTTAATTCTTTAAAACTAGGGTGTGTAAAGTGAACAACCTCACCTATACTTATGCCTGTGAATCCTGGTACCTTTATTTCTAATACTATTGATGATAACGCTGCTTTCTGCGATATTCTCTTGCTACCATTATGACTACGACCAAGATAATCATAATCGTTGTGTACTTTGTCTGTATCTGATTCAAAGTGTACTACCGTGTCAGGAAAGTCTGATATAGTTTTACCTACTGCGAAATTAAAGAAAGGTACAACACAACCGTCCTCTCCTTCTTCTAAATGATTTTGTTTTTCATAGTTCTTATGGTAGTCAAATGTTTCTGTTTTAAATGTCTTATTAAAACTATCGTGTGTGATAGTCTTACTAGCAAATGTACCATAGTTTAAATGTCTTAATGTATCGTATTGACTTTTGATTTTAAAACTAGATACAGATTGCAAAGAGTTTATTATATCTCTATCACCTTTTTCATCTCTATATGCAACTATCTTCGGCGAGTATTGTGCTCTTACTTCTCTTGGTGTACCACTTTCATCACAAAACATAGACTCATATGTCTTATAATGAAAACCTAATCCTGTTTCATAAAAACTATAACCTGCATTATCAAAGTTCTTTGATTCAGATAGTTTAGATATGTCTTTGATTGCTCTTGTAGGTTTAACACGAGGTGCAATATATTTGGCAACTGTCTTTGTTTCTTCTACTAAAATATCTTTCTTTGTTTGTAAATGATCTCTACATATGCTAACGATTGCCTCATCTGTTGTTCCTGTGTATGATGATGTGACCTTTGATAGATCATTAAGCACTCTCTCTTTACTACAAAATTCTAAAACATATGATTGTACTCTATCTTTTAACATTGCCTTGTTTCTTATGCCTGTTATCATCATAGGGTGTCCTGTCAATACAGAAAAGTCATAACCTTGGTTTTCTCCAGGTGTGTATAATTTAAACTCTAGTCTTTCAAATCCTGTTAATGGTATCATATTGATTAAATTAACACCATCAACAATTGTCATATCACCTGTTAAGAAATGACTTTCCATACTTTCGTATATGTTAAATGATAATACTTGATCTGTTATGATTTGTCTGAATAGACCTTCGTCACCTTCTCTATGGTAAGGTATGATATGTATATCAGTAACTATAAAGTTACCTGGTCGCTCTAATAGGGTATTATTAGCGTTGAAGTCTGGCATAATTATTCACTCGTTAATTTTTCAAATTCTTCTATGAATATTTGTAAGTAAGCAGGGTCTAGTAATTTGATCTGTCGTTTTTCATCTTGTATTCTATCTTCATATTGTCTATTACTTATTGACTGAGCGCCTACATCCGTAGATTGACATTCTATAAGGTGTGAATAATCGGCAGGTCCTTGTGATTCTTTACGACCACTAGATTGTACTTTCTCATAATGGTGTACTGCTTCTGCGTTGTCGTATTTGTCTTTTATATATTCTTCAAATTCTTGTTCAGATAATGGCCACCCATAAAATCTGTCTGTTATATTATTTGTTAACAAGATAACCCAATGATATTGTGAGTTACCAAAATGTCTGTATGCTACATCTTCAGGTTTTTCTCCACTTACTACATCATACTTGTCATATAAAGTTGCAACATTAAATGCTTTATCTCTAATTTTAACTCTAGTAAATAAATCTGTTAATAGTTTTAAATTACCATCGCCTTTTATATCGTAATACCCTTGTGATAGATTACTAAAATACATTAAAATCCATCCGATATAGTTTGTTTTGTCATAATTTCTGTTTCAGAAAAAGTCAAACTAATTTTAGATATTACAGGCATAGCACCTTGTACATCTGCTTTAAAAGTATGAAATACACCTTCGGGTGCGTAATCTATTGACATATCTGTTAACACACATCTACTGATTTTAGGTAAGTATGTGTTGACTTTATCTCGGTAGTAATACATTATTTGAAATTCAGATGGCGTAATCATATATTTTTCATTTGATACATCTGGTTGCATATGAAATTTGAATAACTGCATAATTTTATTTACTGACTCAACTTCTTTTTCATTTTTAGGTGCAAAGTCAAACTCAAAATTAAAACTTCTAAATGGTACAGATTGAAATGCTAATTCCATTCTCGGGTTAAGTGCTCTACCAGTTTGTTTTGTAAAGAAACCAGCAGCGCCAGGGAATGCAACTTCAAGTGCCCCTTGTAATACTTGTCTACCTATTACACCACCTGTTTCCATTAACATACCCATTATATCTCCCATAGAACCTGAATCACCACCACCAAAGAAGTTTTTTACATTATTACCTACATCTTTGAACATTGCTATGTTTTTTGTTTCTGCTTGTTCATACGAAGCTTTGTAGTCAAATTTTGCTTGAGCAGGTGTGTATAAAATTATTGATGAACCAAGGTGTTTGTGTGTCTGCGATTCATCTTTTCTGTGAAGACCTGTTTTTGTTCCTCTTAAAATATTTTGATTTAAACCTTGTAATTTAAATCCTTCTTTTCTTCTCTTTTGTGCTTTAGATTCACCTAAAGAAAAGTTTGAGTCAATACCACTAAATTTGCCTGCTGATAATCCACCACCAGCAGGTGATCCTTGAAATTTCAATGATCTAGTATTCCATATTGTATCAAACATTATATAATGACCTTCACCCATATTTGCTGTTTCTTCAGGATAATAAACCATACCATATTTAAATGGGTCGTTGTCTGCTGATAAGTGAGAGGTAGGCGACTTGTCTATGTCTAACCTAGATTTACTAGCAAGTTTAGCAGCTAATTTTGATGTACTGCCACCAGCAGCAAATGATGACATTAATTTGTTACCAATATGACTTGCTACTTGACCTTTTATTACATTCGCTACTTTTGATGTCCAACTCATTGTTTATATCCTTACTAAATATTGTTATAACTATTTATATGATATGAGTAAGTCTTTTAAAGGAATATATAAACCGATTAAACCTGAAAAATATGTCGGTAACCCGAATAACATAGTGTATCGTTCACTTTTAGAGCGTAAGTTTATGGTGTACTGTGATAATAACCCAGGTGTAACAAATTGGGCAAGTGAAGAATTAGCAATTAGATATTACAGTCCTATTGACAAGAAATATCATAGATACTTTCCAGACTTCATAATTAAAACAGATAAGAATAAGAAAATGTTGATTGAGATTAAACCTTCTCGTCAATGCAAAAGACCTGTCCCAGGCAAGAAGAAAACTAAATCGTATATGCGTGAGAGTTTTGAGTTTATTAAAAATCAAGCAAAGTGGTCAGCAGCAACAAAGTATGCTGAAGATAACGGTGCTGTGTTTAAGATAATTACTGAAATAGATTTAGGTTACAAATATTAAATAGTATCGTGTATATTATTAGCAAAAGCACTTTCATTAACGCTACTTGCTATAATAGTTGTTGGTGAATTTGTATGGTCTGTTTTTACAACTGAAGAATTATTATTTACTGCTACACTACTACCCGTAGTGTCATTAGCCGCTTCATTCTTTAAAACTTTATTGCTTTCTACTCTATCATCCATTTTTAATTGATATGCTTCATTACTAGACATTTTTTTAAGAGTATCAGCATCCCTCATTTCAGTTTTTCTTTTTCTGAATATAGAATATGGATTATCATATTTTTTATGTAATTCTTCATCTGTTTCTGTATCACCTATGCCATCCATAGACGCTTCAGCGTCACCACCTGCTGTGCCATCACCAGGTACAGATGGTTTTACATTCTTTTTAATAGCGTCAATACCTTTTTTTAAACCTACGATGGCAGCAATAGCGGCAAGACCTATTAACACTTTTTTGTCTGTTAATAATCTTAATAAGTTTACTGCAACGAGAGCCATACCTGCTAGTATTTGTCTACCAATTGATTTAATCAATTTACCCATACCAGCAATAAGAGGTTTAAATAATTTACCTAATATCTTTAATGGTTTTAATAAGTCAAAAACAATATCTTTTAATATTACAAATGGTTGAAAAAATGTTGATAACTGATCCATTATACCATCAGAAAATTGTAATAAGAAGTCAGGTACAAATTCTCTTATGCCTT